CACTGCGTTGCCGCTCTGGACCTGCACAGTAACGTCGATATACCCACGGGCAGCAGCGTTGTCGATGACAAGCTCGACGCTACCTGACGTTACGGAGTCCTGGCCCTCTGCAAGGTTCAGGTTACCAGTCAAGGTAAAGGTGGAGGGCAGGGTGAAGTCTGAACTAATTACTCCGTTACCACCTACAGCAGTGATGCTAACAACCACATCCTCGGCAGTGGCTCGGTCAAGGGAGAAGGGAATTGTTACAGAGTTATCGACATCGGCGGAAGCTGCCACACTTCCTAGGGAGAAGTTAGCTGTAACCTCATCATCGACAATGATAACCTCTAGCTCATTGTCAGCAGCAATGTCGGTCTGAACAGCGCCTCCGTTAACAACGAATGAGAGGATTGTAAGGTCGATAGACAGGTCGCCTTCCTCCTCTGAGGTATCTTCAATATCTAGAGGGATGAGGAACTTGTCAGAGCCACCAGGGACGTTGATGATAATATCGCTGATGTCCTCACTATCAGTAATAATATCGATGGAATCGCCTGGGTTATCTTGGAAGGTGATACGGTCATCGGTTCCTACAGCACGCACCGTAATGACGGCGGTGTCGTTCTCTGCTAGAGCAGGTGTGATCAATCCAGAGATAGCATAGCTACCCTCCCATTCAAAGATGTTTACTTTTGCCATGGTCTTTCCTTATTTAGTCTTGGATGTCGATATTCGTGTTGAACTTTTCGATCTTTCCTGTGCTGGTTACGAGATACTCTGGCTGGGGAATATAGGTCTCGATAACGATGTCGAAGTTCTTCCTGATTAGTCTGTCTTCTCTATCTCTTGCGTCTACTGCCCCATCATCTTCCTCACTCTGTAGGAATGCTTTGGTTAGGTGGGAGTGAGGAGTCTGTAGGATGATGTCGGGGTGAAACTTACTGCGGATGCTTGCAGCAATCTGGTCCATATCACCTATATAGCGAGCCCACACTGAGAGCTTATAGGTGAGCTTCACAGGGACGTTTGCCAAGGACACCACTCTGAGTGCCCTCTGCTTATTCTCGTCCCATACGGACTTAGCGATGATGGTCTGGTTAGATCTCAGCCTATCGGAGTGGTTCTCCACGGATGACTGGTAGATAGAGGCGTAAGGAAGGACGATATTGTTGTCTTGGAACTTCTTACCCACTAGCCTGTCCTGACGGCCATGGTGGATTTCACATCCACACGTTGATCTTGGTCGTTGATGAAGTTGATCTTTACCTGACCTAGAAGCGTCCTCAGAATATCCTTGTAGTAGTCCTGCTTAAAGCTACTGTCGTTCTCCATTACAGAGATAAGTTGAGACAGGAGAGTCCTGGCACTTCTACCCGTCTTGCTGTTGAAGGAAACGTCCTCGTTGACCACTACCTCACGGAAGTTGTTGTTGATTCCACTTGGATTGAGGTAGTTCATAGGTCAGTGTAGGTCCCTCCATCAGACCCTACGTCAGGAGCAGTCTCAGTGATGATCTCATTGACCGTCTCCTCATCGTCGCGGAGGATCTTGGCGGTGAGAACTGAGTGGTATACGCCATACATCTCGAAGCTATCCTCCTGCACCTCAATAACTTCGTATTTGATGTTCTGGAAGTATGGCTTGATCTGGTCCCCAATCTTGGGCTCTCTACTCAGCATCTTCTCGATGTAGCTCTTGTTGAAGACAAACATCTGATCGTTAGTGATCTCGATGCCGAACTGAGATAGCGTCTCCTCTACAACCGAGGGCTCGTAGAACCCGTGGACCTTGATAGGCTCGCTGGCTACTGTGCGGTTGCGAGCCTCTAGGTATACATCGTCGTAGTCCTCCTCCACGAAAGACTTGTAGTAGTTGAGAGGTGACCCCGTGATGCGAATAACCTCATCGTCAACCAGATTGAAGAGGTTGACATCAGGGTTAGAGGGATCAAAGAATGATAGAGGAGTAGCCCCCTGTAGCTCAGGAAGGCCGTCCATCTGTCTCGATACTTTGAATCGCTTACTCATCCTGTGGTGAACATAGGTGGCTCTTCAATCTCATTGACAAGCTGCTGGCGAAGTTGTTCCTTCTCCTGCATTGCCTGCTGCATGAGCGCGGTTCCATTTAGCTGTGTTCCTCCACCAGGGCCAGGGACGGAGTTGAACTTGCCTCTAACCTGACCAAGAATCTCCTTGGCGCAGGCAGTAGCGTAGCGCTGAACCCAGTTACGGAGCTTTGGTGACAGTGTTTCTGAGTTCAGACCACGGAACTCAATGATGGCAGTATCATTGGTAACGGGTGTAGGGTGAAGCTGTAGGAACCTACCATCTAGAACCTCGAAGGCTCCGTCCTGACCTAGGACTCTACGGGTAGTCTCCATACTAGCTTGCAGGAGGTAGTAGTCCCCGATACCGAATCCTTCTAGGAAGTTACCGCCACCTTGGAAGAAAGACAGGAGGAAGTCGAACTCTAGGGTTCCTGCCTGAGCCTGTAGGGCTAGTAGGTTCTTCTTGTAGGTGACGTAGGTAATGTTCCTGATGATGTTCTGGGGTAGCTCGTAGACTCCTACGTTGGCAGTGAGGTTGATCATAGCCATCTGCCTAGTGAGGTGGGGAGCATGATACTCTAGCTCAGTAAGAGCCTCATCAATACAAACCTTTAGCTGATGATCTACTAGCTCTACCCTGACCACAGGATGTCCCAGAGAAGCCAGGACGTAGTCCCGAATCTGCTCCTCAATCTCACTGAATTCTACCTGATCTGATAGACGAGTTCTGTTTAGGCTATCTACGTCAATCTCACCAGGAGCTTCATGGTCTCCAATAGTGTCGGAGACTACTTTGCTAAAGGAGTTGCCGTATGCAGTTACCTTAGGAATTACTACCCTTGCCATCGTCTACCTTCTTTCTAGTTGTCCTGGGTTTCTTTGGAGTAATGTCTTTGAGGTGTGGGTAGCGCAACTTCTCACTAGACTCAATCACTTGATTAGGCCTAATGTGAGTGATCTTGTCCCCAACCAGAACCAGCATGGGGAACCTGCAAACGCTCCTATACTTAAACATCCCTATCCATATATAGTGAAGCAGCCACTCTTCTTAGGAAGAGTGGCTGCCTTTTAGGTGTCACCTAGGTCACTTGCCAGATACGTTCTGGAAGGGGGTGTAAAGACCACCAGGACCGACGATGCGGATGATTCGATAGAATCTACTGGTTGGTGCAATAGCTACCTTACCGTAACGGGTAAGGATGCCCTTCCTGGGCTGGAAGCTCTCGGGATCCGTGACAGTGGGGAGAGCCTGGAATGGGATGTAGGGAGCGTAGATGAAGCCACCGTCCATGGTGGAACCGCCCTTGTAGCCCATGAGAATCTCGCCCTCTGGGTAGAGAGGATCGACGAAGAGGTCGTAGCGGCCCATGAACTTGCCACGGAACTGGATGGTGCCAGGACCGAAGTTGGTGGGGCCGTCAGAAGGCTCGATGCCACCCTGTAGTCTAGAAGCGGACTCAAGGAGAGTTGCTACTGCTGGGGCGCACATGATCCAGTTACCTGCACCGCGCTGAGTGGTGGTGTAGATGTCCTGGGAAGCGAAGTTGATGACAGCAAGAAGGTTGCTGTAGATGTCACCAACGTGGCGAGGAGCGAAGTTGAGTGCGCTGGCGGTGAGGTCAACAAGCCAGATGTTCTTGTTGCCACCAACAGCGGTCGTGACGCCAGGAAGACCAAGGTCAGTGCCGTCAGTGCCAAGGAAGTTGAACTGCCCGAACTCAGAGTCGCTGGTTGGGTTGAAGTTCATCACGTTGCTGTTCACGTCGTGCTGATCAAGCATTGAGTAGTCGAAGATACCAGCCTGACCACTGATGTCGTAGGCGATACCACGAAGGTCTTCGATAAGCTCACGGTCTACCTCAAGGCGGATCTCCTTACCGAGAAGGTCGGTAAGCTCACGCTCAAGGTCGAGGTTGTGGTAAGCCTTAAGGTCCTGAGAGGCCTCAAGGGTCCAGAGGGCACGCATCTTCTTGGTGCGAGCGACAACTGGTGACTGCTCGATCTGGAGGCTGACCTCAGGGATGCCAGTGCCTTCAAGAAGCTCACCTGCGGATACTGACCACCCGTGGGATTTGCCATCGGGGAAGTTAGCAATCAACTGGTTGTAGTTGGCGGAACCGTTAAGGTCAGCCTTACCACCGAGGGCGCCACTGAGAGCGTGGTCGGCCATGGTGGAGAGAGCAGATGCTGCGTAGGTGCCAGCGTCATCTAGGTCGATGGTGGAGGCATCGGTGAACTCACCAGTGCGGCCACCACGGTAGGTAAGCTGATACTTGCTGTAGAGGCTCTGACGGTCAGTGCCGAAGGTGCGTGCGCTACCGAGGTAGAAGACCTGTGAGACAGGACCGCTCATTGGCTGAACGCTAACAAGCTGGTTAGCGATAAGCTCGGGGAAGACGCGGCGAACAAGTGGGAAGGCGAACTTCTGGAAAGTGCCAAGCTGACCAACGGTGGTCGTTCCAGTGCCAACAGCATTTTCGTTGAGGTGCTCAGTTGCCTTAAGCTGGTTCTCAAGAAGCTGTGCGGTAACACGCTTTGTGTAATCGTTTTCGATGCCGTCGAGAGCGGGACCCCACTTGGAGACTAGCTCGTCTGATGCACCCATTTCCATGATATCCATAGTAGTTATACTCCTAGAAGAGTTGCTCACTTCA